GGTTAATGACGAATTGACTTGGTTGGATGTATATTCTAAAAAACCTGTCGAATATCTTGAAGCTATTGCTCGTGGAGAAACTCCAAAATGGGACACTGAAAAAGGTGGATATGCTTATGGTGACTCAACTGTTTCTTCGGATACTTTTGGTGGAAGTAAGAAATCATCACCTGCAAAGGTGGTTGACCCACAGGAAGATGCTGAAATTGACACAGAATTACCATTCTAAATTATATTGGGTGGAGTATTAACTTCACCCTTTTTATTATATTATTATGACATTCAAAGAAGAGATAGAATTACAATCAAGAGATAATAAAACATTATCTTATGAGATATTAAGTCAATTAAAAGATAAAGGGTATCATTCAGGTAGAGCCAAACAAATTGGTGATACGGTTTTATTTGGTATGTTAAAGGAAGAGAGTGAGGATGGTGAATTAGGTCTTAAATTGATTACTTTTCATGAAGAAGAAATTGGTACCTTATATGAAGAAGATATTATGTTTTATAGACCAAACAAAATAAATAAGTTACCAAATATTAAAAAAATTGACAATGGCGGGAATTAAGAAAAAAGAAGGTGTTGGTGGATTTAAAGATAAATTCTCAACAAAGACAAAATATAAAGAAACAAACTATTATAATTGTGGTGAATCCTTTTTAAATGCTTGTGGAATACCTGGTCCTGTAATGGGAGGTATTAATATGTTTTTAGGACATAGTAATAGTTCCAAAACAACTGCGATGATATTGGCCGCCGCTGATGCTCAAAAGAAAGGACATTTGCCTGTTTTTATTATCACAGAAAAGAAATGGTCTTGGGATCATGCAGTTGAATTAGGATTGCAAGCAAATAAAAATGAAGATGGAGAATGGGATGGTGATTTCATTTTTAATGATGGTTTTGATTATATTGAGCAAGTTACAGATTTTATTAATCAAGTTCTTGATGCTCAAGAAAAAGGGGAGATTAAACAATCTATTTTATTCCTTTGGGATTCTGTAGGTTCAATTCCTTGTAAGATGACATTTGATGGTAAGGGTGGAAAGCAACATAATGCAGCAACACTTGCAGATAAAATTGGTATGGGAGTTCATTCAAGAATTTCTAAATCAAAGAAAGAAGATTATGCGTATTACAATACATTGGTAGTTGTTAATCAACCATGGGTTGCTCTTCCAGACAATCCATTCGGACAACCAACAATCAAAGCAAAAGGTGGAGAAGCATTATGGTTAGCATCTTCATTAGTGTTCCTTTTTGGTAACCAAGCAAGTGCTGGAATCAACCATATTACCGCAACCAAAGGAGGAAGAACTGTAAGATATGCAATCAGAACTAAGATTTCAATTTTGAAGAACCACGTAAATGGTTTGGGATATAATGATGGTAAATTAATTGCAGTTCCTCAAGGGTATATTGATGATACCAAAGAGGCGTTAGAAACTTATAAGAAAGAATATTCCCAATATTGGAATGGAATTCTTTCTGGTACAGGTGAAATTGTATTGGAAGAATCTGGTGATGATATTACGGAATAGAAACAAATTTATTCACCCATTAAAAAATAAATGTGGGAAAAACTTTATTAGTAGATGGAAATAACCTTTTTAAAATTGGATTCCATGGAGCTAAAGAACTTTATAATGATGGTAGCCACATTGGTGGAATTTATCACTTTATTAATACACTTCGCAGATTTTTAGAAGAACATAATCACGACAAAGTAATTGTAATGTGGGATGGTGAATTAAATTCATCGTCAAGGAAACTTATATATCCACAATATAAGGCAAATAGGATTCAAACAGATAATGATGACCATTATGAATCATATCTAACCCAAAGAGGTAGAGTTAAGGAATATTTGGAAGAAATATTTATTAGACAAGTTGAGGTTGATAACAACGAAGCTGACGACCTAATAGCATATTATTGTCAAATTGCAAAAGACGAACAAATTATCATCTTCTCAGGTGATAAAGATCTCACCCAATTAATATCAGAAACAGTAACAATATATTCACCAATATCTAAACAATATTATAAGAATGGTGATATGATTACTTTAAACAAGGTTGAGATACCCCATTATAATGTTGCGGTATGTAAAATATTTGTTGGTGATAAGTCAGATAATATTGATGGTATTCAGGGATTGGGAGAAAAAACTTTAGTAAAATTATTTCCTGAAATGCTGTCTAAATCGTGCACAATTGAAGAAATACTTGTTAATGCCCGAAACATCACGCAAAAAAACCCCGTTAAAAGTTTATCAAATATTTTGACTGGTAAAACAAAAAATGGTATACTTGGAGAAGAGTTTTATACAACAAATAAAAAAATAGTTGATTTAACTATTCCATTATTAACCGAAGAATCCAAACAATTTGTAGAAGAAGTTTACAATGATACCATTGACCCCACAGATAGGGGTTACAAAAACTTAATGAGAATGATGATGGAAGATGGTCTCTTTAAGTATCTTCCCAAGAATGATGAAGCTTGGGTAAATTTCCTCACACCATTTATGAAATTAATTAGAAAAGAAAAAAGAAACACAAACAAAAATTAAATTATGAGAGATCAAGACAGCACAAAAATGGAATTCTTATTGACGTTAAACGACAATATTGTAGTTCAAAGATTTTTTAATGTTAGAGGGTATAACCCGAAGGCTAAAAACTCTGTAGACCTTTATGAGTATATTAAAACACTCAAGGAAGAGTTACAATATTATCTAAAAATGAAGACAGTTATCTACATGATGGATAACCAAGATTCTATTAAGTATGACCCAAAAATTATGGATACATCATTTACTGATGAACCAGAAATTTTCAACATTTTTATTAAAGTTGGGGATCAGACAATTTGTCATAGAGTTTTCGACGGAAAATTATTTCCACCAAAAGTTCGTTATACGGTGGATGTACGACCATTTTTAAAAGATGTCTTAAGAGAGTTGACTGACATTTTTTCAGAAAGCAAATTAAGTTATGAATATTTGGAATTTGACTTAAGTAAGTAAGTATTTAATTAAATAGGGGAACATTTAAAAACAATTATGAATAAGAATTTTGAGTATTTAGGAAACACTTTCCAGTTGCAGTTATTGAATCAAATAGTGGTGGATAGAGAGTTTTCGTCATCTATTATGGATGTTATTGAGAGTTCTTATTTTGATAACAAGTACTTTAAAATCATCTTACAGATGACTAAGGAGTATTATATGAAGTATGAATCTACTCCTAACTTTGAAACTTTAGACCAAATAGTTAAGTCAGAAATCTCGCAAGAACTTGTTGCTAAAATTGTTGTCGATACAATCAAACAAATTAAGAATGCTCCATTAGAGGGAACTCTTTTTGTTCAAGAAAAGGCATTGAAGTTTTGTAAACAACAAGAACTTCAGAAGGCGATGGACAAGGCACAGAAGATAATTAATGAGGGAGACTTTGAATCTTATGATAAGGTTGAGGGTCTTGTTAGAGAAGCGTTGCAAGTTGGAGAAAGAGAAACAGGAATTACAGATATCTTTGCAAATTTGGATACAGTCCTTGAGGAGGACTTTAGACACCCCATACCGATAGGTATACCCGGAATTGATAAACTACTTAAGGGTGGTTTGGCAAAGGGTGAGATAGGTGTTATATTAGCTCCTACGGGGGTTGGTAAAACTACCATCTTAACAAAGATTGCGAATACAGCATTTAATCTTGGGTATAATGTTCTTCAAATATTTTTTGAAGACAATCCAAAGATTGTACAAAGAAAACACTTTACCCTTTGGACGGGTATTGCTCCTGATGATCTTGTTATTCATAAAGAAGAGGTGATGTCTAAAATTAATGAAGTTCATGAGACCATGAAGAATGAATTGATTTTAAAGAAGTTATCTTCTGATAGTATGACTATGAATCAAATTAAGAATCAGGTTAGAAAAATAATTGCTGATGGTACAAGAATTGATTTAATCCTTTTGGATTATATTGATTGTATATTACCTGAAAGTACAAGTAAAGATGAGTGGAAAGCTGAAGGATCGGTTATGAGAGGATTTGAATCTATGTGTCATGAATTAAATCTTGTTGGTTGGACGGCAACGCAAGGTAATAGGTCTTCAATATCTTCAGATGTTGTGACTACAGACCAAATGGGAGGGTCGATAAAAAAGGCTCAGGTGGGTCACGTTATTATAACAATTGCAAAATCATTACAACAAAAGGAAATGAATTTAGCCACAATTGCAATCACCAAGTCAAGAATTGGTAAAGATGGTGTCGTATTTGAGAACTGCAAGTTCAACAATGAACTACTTGAAATAGACACTGAAAGTTCGGTAACTTTCTTAGGGTTTGAAGAACAACAAGAAGAAAGAAAAAGGGATAGGGTTAAGGAACTATTAGATAAGAGAAAATTAAGAGAGGCTAATCCAACTATTAATTAATTTATTAAAATTTTTAACTTATAAGGTTTAATTTTATTAGGTCTTTTGATAGTATTATGAATATAAATAAAATAAAAAAAGAAAGAAAGAAATATGCAAAAAGGTAAAAAATTTCTGAGTGATTTGAAATTACATTCAGATTACTTCAAATGGTTGGAAAGTAAGGGTAGGTATGAGACATGGGAAGATGCTTGTGAAAATATTATTGATGGACACAGAAAAAAGTATGAAAAATATTCAACAGATATTGAAGTGTATTTGAATTCAGCATTAGAAAGTATGAAAGAACAATCTGTATTAGCATCTCAAAGAAATTTACAATATAGATACGAACAGATTATGAAACATAATACAAGAATGTTCAACTGTACGTCAGGTCATATTGCTCGTAATAGAGTTTTCCAAGAGATATTTTATTTGGCTTTATCTGGTTGTGGATTTGGTGGTGGACTATCTATTCCATTTGTAAATAATTTAAGTCTTATTCAAAAAAGAACTTTAGGTGCAAAAACATTTGTGATTGAAGATAGTATTGAAGGATGGGCAGATTCATTGGGAGCGTTAATGTCATCATATTTTGTTGATGAGCAACCTTTCCCTGAATATGCTGGATATCAATTAAAATTTGACTATTCTCAAATTAGAGAAAAAGGTTCATTCATTAGTGGAGGATTTAGAGCACCAGGCCATGATGGACTTAAACAATCTTTAGAAAAAATTGAACAGTTGATTGAGAAATGGATAACAACTGAAGGTAATAAAATTAGACCAATTTTAGCTTTTGATGTTATTTGTCATTCGGCAGATGCAGTACTATCAGGTGGTGTTAGACGTTCAGCATTAAATATGATTGTTGACCCTAATGATGATGAAATGATTCATGCTAAGACAGGTAATTGGAGAATGGAAAATCCACAAAGAGGTAGAAGTAATAACTCAGTTTTATTATTGAGAAGTGAAGTTAAGAAAGAACAATTTGAATATCTTGTAAAACTTAATGATGGAGCAAATGATATCGGATTTGTATTTGCTAATAGTTGGTTTGATATGTTCAACCCATGTTTTGAAATTTTAAAAATTCCTGTATTAATGGATGTTGATTTCTCAAAAATTAAATATGATGAGGTTGAAGAGTTCGTTAGAGTGAATAAAGATAAATTTGGTATTCAAGGATGTAATCTTACAGAAATAAATGCTGAAAAATGTACAACAAAAGAGAAATTCTTTAAGGCTTGTAGAGACGCATCTATTTTAGGTACACTACAAGCAGGTTATACAAATTTCCCTTATTTAGGAGATATCAGCAGACAGATTTTTGAAAGAGAAGCTTTATTAGGTGTTAGTATTACAGGATGGATGAACAATCCAAAATTATTCAACGCAGAATTATTACAAGAAGGCGCTCAAGTTGTAAAAGATATAAATAAAGAAGTTGCAAAAGTTATTCATATTAACCAAGCGGCAAGAACTACTTGTGTTAAACCATCAGGCAATGCTTCAGTTGTGTTGGGTACTGCAAGTGGTATTCATCCAGAACATTCTGAAAAATATTTCAGAGTTATGCAATTAAATAAAGGAAGTGATACTGCTAGTTGGTTAACTGAAAATATGCCTTTCTTATTAGAAGAAAGCGTATGGTCAAGTACTAAGAGTGATTATGTTGTATTTGTTCCTGTTGAAAATCCTAAGAATGGTTTATTCAAAAAAGATATGAAAGGTATTAAACATCTTGAATTAATTAAGTTGGTTCAACAGAATTGGGTGAATGCTGGAACTAATCATGAGTTATGTGCTTACCAAGGTGTTAACCATAATACAAGTTGTACTGTAATCATTGATGATAAAGATGTAATTGTTGATTATATATGGAACGAAAGAGATTTATTTACTGCGGTTAGTTTTATGTCTGACTATGGTGATAAAGATTTTAATCAGGCACCATTTACATCTGTATTGAATTTGGATGAATTAGTTGAGACATATGGTAAAGGTTCAGTGTTAGCTTCAGGGTTAATTATTGATGGATTACATTATTTTAATGAAAATTTATGGTTAGCTTGTGATACATTATTGGATGATTCTATTGTAGTAAGCGGAACAAGAGAACAAGTTTTATTAAAGAAATATTGGTTATCAAGAGCAAAGAAATTTGCTAAGAATTACTTTAAAGGAGACCTTACAAGAATGATTTATTGTTTAAAAGATGTTCATTTATTTTATAAGTGGGAGACAATTACCCGTCAATTTAGAGAGGTTAATTTTGGTGAAATATTAGATAAACCACAATACAAAGACATAAGTGACTTCGCAGCACAAGCTTGTTCTGGTGGTTCTTGTGAAATCACAAGCATTTAATATATGGCAAAAGATAAAACTGTAAGGGAGAAGAATATACTTCTCCCTTCTGATTTTTATGAAGAAAATGGTATAATTGTTTTTACAGAAGAATACCATATTAAGAGAGGATATTGTTGTGGTAATAAATGTAGACATTGTGCGTATGAACCAAGAGCACAAAAAGGGAATACTACTTTAATAAAAAAATAATCCAAGTATATTTATGTGATATGGCAAATGGTACAACATATGGTCTTGCGTTCCCTTTTAAGGATTCTATTCGTGGAGATTACTTAGAGCTTACACAATTTCAAAAAGATGAAATCAAATCAGACTTATTACATCTTTTATTAACTAGGAAAGGTTCAAGATATTATTTACCAACATTTGGAACAAGATTGTATGAATTTCTTTTTGAACCCTTTGATGGTTTAACATTTGATGCAATTCAATCCGATATTAGAGATGCGGTTCAAAACTTTATGCCAAATCTTTTAATTAATGGGATAACAATTACACCAGCAGATCCTCAAGAAGAAGTTGATATTGCAACAGGGCAAAATCTTGTAGGAACCAGTGAATCTTCAATTTATAGACTTCCTGGTAAAGGAACTTCAGAGTATACTGCAAAAATAAAAATAGATTATTCTACAAATGGACAAACATTTGCACAGAGTGATTTTCTAATTATTAATATTTAACATAAATGGCTAGCCGTCAAATACCATATACAACCAGAGATTTTCAAGCGATAAGAACGGAATTACAAAATTACGTTAGAACTTATTATCCTGAATTAATACAAGATTTTAATGATGCTTCTGTATTTTCAGTATTCTTGGATTTAAACGCAGCTGTTGCAGATAATTTACACTACCATATCGATAGAAGTATTCAAGAAACAGTGCTCCAATATGCACAACAAAAATCATCAGTTTATAACATAGCCAGAACTTATGGATTAAAATTACCAGGACAAAGGCCTTCAGTTTCTTTAGTTGACTTCTCAATTACGGTACCAGCATTTGGAGATAAAGAGGATGAAAGATATCTTGGAACCTTATTAAGAGGGTCTCAAGTTGTTGGAGCAGGATTAGTGTTTGAAAACATATATGATATTGACTTTTTTTCACCATATAATGCCCAAGGATTTCCTAATAGATTGAAGATACCAAATTTTAATTCTAATGGAATCTTATTGAATTATACAATTACCAAAAGAGAAATTGTTGTTAATGGTATTACAAAAGTCTTTAAAAGAACTATCAGTCCTAATGATGTAAAACCATTCTTTGAATTATTTTTACCTGAAAAAAATGTATTAGGTATTACAAGTGTTTTATTAAAAGATGGAACACAATATACAAATGTGCCAACATCAGCTGAATTTATGGGATTAACAAATAGATGGTATGAAGTAGATGCCTTAGCAGAAGATAGAGTGTTTATTGAAGACCCAACAAAGGCTTCAGATCAACCAGGAATTAAAGTTGGTAGATACATTCAAACTCAAGATAGATTTATTAGTGAATACACTGGAGAAGGATTCAAAAAATTAACATTTGGTGGAGGTACAAATACTGCTCAAGATGCATTAGACCAATTTACTACTTATGGTACAACATTAGAACTACAGAAATATACAAATAACTTTTCTTTAGGATCGGCATTGAAAGCTAACTCAACATTATTTATTCAATATAGAGTGGGTGGAGGATTACAAACTAATTTAGGAACTAATGTAATTAATCAAATTGGAACCGTATCATTCTTTGTTAATGGACCTTCTGAGGCAACAAACTCGTCGGTTGTTAGTTCTTTAAGATGTAACAACGTAACTGCAGCAATTGGTGGGTCAGGACTTCCAACAATTGAAGAGATAAGAAATTATGTATCATTTAACTTCTCGGCACAAAAAAGAGCGGTTACCGTACAAGATTATGAATCAATTATTAGAAATATGCCAGCTCAATTTGGAGCACCAGCTAAAGTAGCTATAACTGAAAATGATAATAAAATAATGATTCAAATTTTATCATATGATACTTCAGGTAAACTCACTAATATCGTATCCAATACTTTGAAACAAAATATTGCCAATTACTTATCTAACTATAGAATGATGAATGACTACATCTCAATCTTCACCGCTGAAGTTATTGATGTAAGTGTAGACCTTTCAATTGTATTAGATTCTGCGCAAAATTCAGGTCAAATTATTTCACAGGTTATTGATTTAATATCAACATATTTTAATCCACAAACAAGACAACTTGGACAAAACGTTTATTTATCTGAGATAAGAAGCATAGTTCAAAATACAAATGGAGTCTTAACTGTTGCAGGACTTGATATCTATAATGAAGTAGGAGGACAATATTCTTCCGCTGAAACATCAATGGTTTATTCTAACCCTGAAACAAAATTAATTGGACCTGTAGATGATACAATATTTGCACAACCATCACAAGTATACCAAATTAGATATCCAAACAAAGATATTAGAGTATCAGTTAAGAACTTCCAATCAGTTACATTTTCATAAGTTTATTTTTAACATCTTTAAACTATAATTTAAAGTGGTGTATTTTTTTTATAAAATACCACATAAACTATTTATAGTTAAAGGCATCAGATGGGTCAATCATACAGGATACAAACAGAGCTTGGAATTAATAAAACAATTAATGTTCAATTAGACCAAGAGTTTGAATTTCTTGAAATTCTTTCATTAAAGATTCAACAATCAGATATCTATACTAGAAGTTGCGCAGACTATGGTGTGGTGGTCGGTAGAATAACTGCTAATGGTGGATTTGGATTACCAAATGCAAGAGTTTCTATATTCATTCCTATTGAAAGTATTGATGAATCAAATCCTATTATTCAAAGTATATATCCTTATAAATCATCAAGTGATAAGAATGATGATGGATACAGATATAATTTATTACCTTACGAAAAATCATATTCAAAACATGCGGCAACAGGAACATTACCTTCAAGAAATGATGTATTAACAGCAAGTACTGTTGTAGAAATATATGACAAATATTATAGGTTTACTGCTAAAACAAATGAGAGTGGTGATTACATGATTATGGGGGTTCCATTAGGAGAACAAACTTTAGTTATGGATGTTGACTTATCAGATATTGGTGAGTTCTCTTTAACTCCTCAGGATTTAATTAGAATGGGTATTGCAACTGAAGCTCAAGTTGCTGGAAATCAATTTAGAACTTCAACTGACCTTAATTCATTACCACAAATTGTTAGTTTATCAGTTAATACTGAAATATCTCCACTGTGGGGAGA